TCGAAATGAAAGAACAGATCATAAGGGACGTTATATTGAAGCCCAATGAGTATCACAATGGATTTGTGGGTGGAAAAATACACCGTAATCATCTAAGGAGTCTTTGGAAGTAAAAAAAGATTTGACATATGGTGTTATTCTGATATAATCAGTAATGATTCAAAATAATAGAATTATCACAACATAGGAAAATTACATAATGATTATCATCGACTACTCAGCTATTGCCATTGCGGCAATCTTCTCACAAGACCGACCTCAAGATATTGAAGAGGGTCTTATTCGCCATATGATTCTTAACCGAGTCAGGCAGTACAATCTCAAATTCCGTGAAAAATATGGACAGACTGTTATTGCATGCGATGGCGGATCTTGGAGAAAGCAAGCATTTGCTCAGTATAAAGCTGGTCGAAAAAAGAATCGTGATGAATCACCCTTAGATTGGAAAGAATTCTTTCGATTAATTAATCTAGTTCGTGATGAGTTAAAAGAGAATTTTCCGTATCCAGTTGTATATGTTGACAACGCAGAAGCCGATGATATCATTGCAGTCTTATCCAAATCTACTCAAGAGTTTGGTCAGAATGAACCAGTCGTGATTATTTCGGCTGATAAAGATTTCTTACAACTTCACCGCTATTCAAATGTGAAACAGTTTAGTCCAATGAAACGAGACTTCATCACAATCAATGATCCTCTCTTCTATCGATTCGAACACATCTGTAAGGGTGATAGTAGTGATGGTGTTCCAAATGTATTAAGTCCAGATAACACATTCACTGAAGGTCTTCGACAAAGGCCGATGCGCGCAAAGAAGATCCTTGAATGGTATGAAAGTAAAGATAACCTGGAATCTGTTATGGACACTGAAACTCTGCGCAACTTCCATCGCAACAGAGCAGTCATTGATCTCGATTACATCCCAACAGAAATCGTGGATTCTATTCACAAGGCTACTGCTGAGCAAGTATCGAAACCTAAGAAAGATGTTCTGAACTATCTTATCACAAACCGTTGCGCAATGTTGGTAGAGGCAGCTCAAGATTTTCAAACTAAATAATATCATTATGAAAACACTACACGAAATATTCACCGAAATACAAAAGGCACCCACACGTGCAGAAAGACAGGAAATTCTGAAGGAAAATGATTCGTTTTCACTTCGAACGATCCTTCATTTAAACTTCCATTCGGATATCGAACTACAGCTACCAAGCGGAAAACCACCATTCACTTGTGATGAAAAGCCTTATGGTAAACCTGAAGTAAAGATCAAGATGTTGGGAAGATGTGTTAAGGGTAATGGCACAAACGCCATCAAGAAAGAAAAGTTGTTCATCGAGATTCTTGAATCTTTGGTTGAAGAGGATGCTAATATCGTCTGCTTGGCTAAAGATGGTAACGTCATGAAGGAATACTCTCGTGTATCAGAGAGTTTAATCAAATCAGTTTTTCCAACACTTGTAAAATGAAAGAAGCAGACTTAATTGAAATCATTGATAATTTAAAAAGAGAACTAGTTCTTATTAAGGATAAACTCAGAAAGATTGATGATCGCCACTATAAGAATGATCTAAAGCATAGATGTAAAAGAATCTAAAGATTATTGTCTTTACATATGATCAATTTGATTTATAATACTATATTATGAATATATTCGCTCTATCTCCCGTACCAGAAGTTGCCGCTAGGTGGCACTGTGACAAGCACGTGGTCAAAATGATCCTTGAATCAGCACAAATGCTTTCAACCGCTCATCGTGTGCTTGATGGTATGGAAGAAAGGCGCTCTTCAGTTTCTGGTAAGACAATGTCACGATATTGGGAATTACCCGATGACCGAGAAAATAAACTATACAAGGCTGTTCATATGAAACATCCATCTACATTATGGACAATGGAATCTCATATGAATTACAAATGGCACTATCAGCTTTTTAAGTGTCTTTGCAAAGAATATAGTTATCGGTATGGAAAGGTTCATGTATCAGAGACTAAACTTCTTGATATTCTAAAAGATATACCAAAGAATATCAAGAAATCCTATATGACGCCCTTTGCCCTCGCTATGGGTTCTAATCCAGAATGTATGAATTACGATGACCCCATTGGTTCATACCAAAAATTCTATCAGACAAAACAAAAAAGATTCTCGATGACTTGGAAGAATAGAGAAACACCACATTGGTTTAAACTCCATAAATAATACCTTATGATATACGATTACTATTGCGATAAATGTGAAAGAGTGTGGGAAGAGACTCACACCATCGATAACCGAGATGAACCTGTTGGAAAGCCATGTCCTTGCGAAGATGGTGGAACAGTAAGGAGAGGTGTTTGTGCGCCAGGGTTAAATTTTCAGGGTTCTGTTGGAATGATTAAACGAGCAGGATCTGGTTGGAATGATGTCTTGAAGGGAATTAATAAAGCAGCTGGCAAGCAATCTAAAATCGAACATTATTAATCATTATGGAAGTAACTACAAAGGTAATTGTTTGGCGCATATTGTCGATCGCACTATGCTCGCTTATGGGTAGAATTTGGTTTGGTGATTGGCACGTTACAGCGTTCGGTATTTTTATTTCGTTTGTTATGACATTCGTTCACTATTACTTTGAAAAACTATGGCCGCAAACTAACACCATTTGATTTTATCAAGAACACTATTAATCATGGAATATATTACATTAAAATTAGGAGAAATCGCACAGGTTTTTATCGGTGCCGCTTGTGTAGCAGTAATCTGTTATTATTTGTGGTCCACAATAAACGAAAAATAATATGAAAACAATAAAAAAAGATTTCATTACAGGAGCTGTAGTGATAACGATTGTATTATCCGCGATGGTTAATGCAGCACCTCAACCTATTTCAGAAATGGAAACAACTCCTCGTAACTGCTGCTGCTGCTGCTGCTGTTGTCAAAATAAAGATGAAGTCATTTATACATCTGATGATGCTCAACAAGAGCCATCTACTTATCCAGTAAGTGAACCACCTCCACACCCAGTTATACTCTCACGATAATATATGGAACAAAACTTATATCACTACAAAGCCCATATCACGAAGGTGTATGATGGTGATACTGTGACAGCGGATATCGATCTTGGTTTCAATATGGTCATGCGCAAGCAAAAACTCCGCTTACTTGGAATCGATACACCTGAAATTCGAGGCGAAGAACGAGCCGAAGGTCTGATCTCACGAGATCGTTTATCTGAACTCATCCTCAACACTGATGTATGTATTATTACAGACAAAGATAAGGGTGGCAAATATGGTCGATGGTTAGTAACAATATATTCAAAGCAAAACGATACTTGGATAAACTGCAATCAACTCCTACTCAATGAGAACCTAGCAAAGGTTTACAAATAATTATGAAAGATCCACACAAAGCAGAAGAAGCCCTAGGCATGATACTTGTCACACTCTTTGGAGTGTGTGTAGTTGGTTTAATAGTAGCAACAATAGGAGCAATTGCATCGGCATTTAACCTATAAATCTATAAATTATGAAAAAATTCACACACAAGCCTATTGAACTGGACTACAATCTATCCGCTAAATCAACTAAGGCAGGAAGATTATATGAAGTGCCAGGCGGCAATTATTATCCTTCAATGACCACGTGTCTTGGTTGGGCTACTAAACACCACATTCATGCTTGGAGAAAAGCAGTAGGAGCCGAAGAGGCAAATAGAATCTCTCGCCATGCATGTGCTCGTGGTAATGCTGTTCATTACACAGCAGAAAGATATCTGAACAACGAAGAAGGTGCTCTCAAAGAAAATGAGATGCCCCATGTTGTTCAGATGTGGAATTCAATGAAGAAGGTTTTAGATGAAAGAGTAGATAACATTGTTATGCAGGAATGTCCTCTTTACTCTGATGAATTAATGCTAGCAGGTCGAGTCGATCTTATTGCAGAGTTTGATGGTAAATTATCAATCATTGACTTCAAGACATCTAGCCGCTACAAAAGCTCAGAAGAGATCACAGGATATTTTCTTCAAGAATGTGGCTACGCAGTCATGTTTGAGGAAAGAACGGGAATCAAAATCGACCAGATTGTTACTATTATGGTCGTAGAGGGCACAGAAGATTCTATCGTTTTCATTGAACCCAGAGATAAATGGGTAGAAGAGTTAAAAAGGCGCAGAGATGAGTATTTCGATCATCTGAACGAAAAGATAAAGAGCAATAATAACTAGTTGATTATCAACTACTTATGAATTTTTGGGCTATTACCAATAGTCTTTTGTAACTCGTTGATTGTCAACAAGTTATCACTGTTGACAAATTGCGGGCTTTAGTATATAATAGTATTATAAGATTGAGAAAGACATTTACTATGAAAACACTAAAAGAAACATTACTCGCCATCCTCGTCGGCTTTATATTCGCAGCTATCGGTTATATCGGTCTTTGCATTTCAATCCCTGCTTAAATTTACATATTATGAAACTACACGAAATTACAGACACTGAAAATCCTATTGCAATTGACTACATCTATGATGGTAAATTCCAAGCTACTGATCTCATAACCAACGAGGTTACGGTTATCACAAAGGAGTTTGCCAATGAAGTGGCTTGCTTCGGCAACGTTTTCGTCACTGAAACCGCCCAAGTGAATATGCACGCGGTAAACACCCACGACTTCTTCGAGGGCACTAGGGAAGCCCTAAGTCATCTCACTTCCTTGGTCTAATGACATATCGATATCAAGCACGGCTTCATCGCAGGTTGTCTCTTTTACAAAGAATACTTTTAAAACTAAAAACCAAAACACTATAATGTATACAAACTCAAACAGACACCGCATGCTAACTAATGAATACTCCATCGAAGGTGATGCAGAGATGCTAACTAATGAATATACTATCGGTGATGATGAACTAAAAGAGGGCGAAGACATCCTATTTTACAGTGGCGATATGGTAGGTAGCGGCACTGTATTCAAAATCGTCGATGGTAATATTGATGGTGATGTCATCGTTCAAACTGGAAATGGAGGGCGTGGTCTTGAATACATCCGTCGAAAAGACATCCTGCGCGCTTAATAAATTATGATTATATTAACAGACTGTGATGGAGTCCTATTGAACTGGGCTCAAAGTTTTCACTGGTGGATGCACCGCAAAGGTTATCGACCAATTTACCCGAATGCCTATGCGATGGATGAGTGCTACGGAATTTCTCGGAGTGAATCGAAAGAACTCTGCGTGACGTTTTGTGAATCGGCAGCCGTGGGCTTTCTTCCGCCGCTCCGAGATGCTATTAAGTATGTTCGCAAGTTACATGAAGAACACGGTGTAGTTTTCCATTGTATTACATCTATGGGAACTGATCCGTGGGCTATTAAACTTCGTGAAGAAAACCTAGCCCGTGTATTTGGTGAAGGTGTATTCGAACGAGTTGTCTGCCTTGGATGTGGAGAAGATAAAGATAAAGCACTTGAACGTTATCGTGATTCAGATTTTATATGGATTGAGGATAAGGCAGAGAATGCAGAACTTGGAGCCAAGATGGGACTAAATAGTTTTCTTCTTAGCCACACATACAATGAAAATTATAATTTGAATGATGATGTGACACGTGTTAATAATTGGAAAGAAATTTATGACCACATCGCTTGAACACACACTAGGAATCCTGTATAATGTATGCTTCATTGGTTGCTATTGGCCGCAGATCATCAAATCAATTAAGACGAAGTCTGTTAATGATGTTAGTATTACACTTTACTTCTTATCGATTATTGGATATGCTGCTGCGGCTGGATACGCGATTCTTCGATTCGGGTGTGACTTCTGGCTTCTATTCAACTACGTGCTCAGTGGAATCTCAGCGATCATCATGATCGTGGTATACTATAAACATAAATTATGATTAAATCAAAAGAAATACTATATAAGAAAGCAAAGACAGGCGCTATACAACAGTGGCAAGTCTTCTATCAAGATGGTCAATATTGGACTGAACATGGACAGGTTGGTGGAAAGATTACAGTAGGTGTTCCAACAGATTGTGAGGCAACCAATGTTGGTCGATCAAATGAGAGGAATGTGTCGGCACAGGCTGAATTCGTTGCTAATCGTAAATGGGAACATCGCCAAAAATATGATGGATACACAACCAATATCAATGATGTTGATAAAGGAAAAAGTTATTTCGTATGCACACTTGCTAATAAATGGGAAAACCATCATAAGAAGATGCCAGAGAAGATTATGGGTTCACCAAAACTTGATGGTCTTAGATGTATCATTACAAAGGATGGTGCCTTTACTCGTAATGGAAAACAGTATGTAACCACAAAGTTCATTGAAGAGAGTCTGAAAGATTTCTTTGATGAATTTCCGAACATGGTTCTCGATGGTGAACTATACTGTCATCGTCTTCATAATGATTTCAATAAGATTGCATCTCTGGCTCGAAAGACTAAAGAAAAATCTATTAAGCCTAAAGATTGGGATGAGATTAAAGATAAACTCAAGCTTTACATATTTGATGTCTACGATGATGATTGCCCGCGGACAGAGTTCGATGAGCGATATAATTTCATAATGTATGAATTTACAGATCATGATTTCGTAGTCCCTGTTCCAAATAAATTAATTACACACGATCAGATTGATGAATATCACGCGGAATGTATTGAAGAAGGGTATGAAGGAATCATGTTGCGTGATCCATCTATGCTTTATGAACACACTCGTTCGAAGAAACTACTTAAATATAAGCAATTTATAGATGATGAATTCAAGGTGATTGATATCACAGCTGGTAAGGGTATACGAGCCACTATGGCTGGGCGTGTTCGATGTGTAACAGAGAATGGCACAGAATTCGAAACAGGGATTCAAGGCACACATGAATATTTCACAGAACTCTTAGAAAAGAGGAGTGAATTCATTGGTCAAATGGCAACGATTCGATATCAGAACCTTACCCCAGATGGTAAGCCTCGATTTGGAGTTATGGTTGATATAGGTCGTATAGATATATAATGAAAAAGCATAATTGCCTTTTATATATGTAGAAGAACATATAAATAGATATTCTAGATTATGATAGTATCAATCGACGATTATTTCCAAAAGAAATATTCTCAGTATAGAAAATCAGTAAAAGACGAAAAGAATACTGTATTTTTAGGTAGATTGCCGCGATACAAATATATGGATATGTGGATGTGCATAAAAGATTCTATGAATAAAATCAATAATATGGTTTGACATTACTAGATATCTAGATTATTATATACATAATGAAAATCAAACAACATATACAAACAGATATGGTCAAGAAATCCCGCGACCATTATATAATGCATGATCGCCAGATCATAGTGGATACTGATAAAGAAACAAAAGCTGTCACAGTCGAAGTTACACTATTTAATGATATGGCTAATAGATTCTTCTACCGTCTTAAAGAAGAAGAACGTATCCAATGGGTTAATGAATTTTTCAATGGTGAGACTGCGCCAGTGATCAAAGATTATACCCTGTTGAGTCACTAAATATTTTTGCCCCTATCGTCTAGCCCGGTCTAGGACACCTGGTTTTCATCCAGGCAACCGCGGTTCGAATCCGCGTAGGGGTACCATTTCTGTAATTAAAATCAAATACTATGCCAAAGGAATAAAGTTTTCGGACTCCTGCGGAGACAGCTCAAATCCTCTTAGTAATTTCACAAGAGAAGACCCACCGCAGAATGGGAAGAGCTTGTTAGATTTGGTTTTATTAATTTTATGCTCCGATAGCTCAGTTGGATAGAGCAACGGTTTTCTAAACCGTGGGCCGCAGGTTCAAGTCCTGCTCGGAGTACCATTTTAAACAAACATTCAAAATAGGACGCATAGCTTAATGGTTAAAGCAGCGGATTCATAATCCGTTGAGTCTGGGTTCGAATCCCAGTGGGTCCACCATTTGTAAATAAAGAGTATCCGGCATGTTTACAAATTGTTAAAAGAGTCGTTTCATGTTAAGAAATTGTTAATGACTTTTCAAAACGTGATTTTTTACACTTTTTGAGATAAGTAATAGTATGAGACACTTACTATTACTATTACTACTTTTACCATCATCACTATTCGGCTTCAATGAAATGAATGCTGTAAAAACTCTTCAAGACAATGGAAATTTCCAACACACTGTATGTGAAGTAAAGACTGCATACGCAAACAAAGGTGATCACGTCTTATACAAGAATGTAACACCTCGTGATGGAATGATTATTTTTACAGATGATGGCAAGTGTGTTAAGTATAATAAGAACATCGTTGCAAACAAAGTAGTAGTTGCTATAGTGAAGCGTTACACATAGTATAAATAAATTTATAATGAAGAAAATCAATAGAACAAAATCAGATATCTTTTTAGATATAATTTACTGGATTGCGGCGGCAATCACATTTGCTGGAGTAGTTGCTACTCTCTATATGATGCTACAATTTTAATGCGAAGTAGTTCAGCGGTAGAACAGTTGACTGTTAATCAATTCGTCGTAGGTTCGATCCCTACCTTCGCAGCCAGATTTAATCTACATATCAAAACACCAAAGTGATATGTCGGTTCAAATCCGACCGGGCCCATCATTTTAAGGGGGTGTAATGGATTCGATCTCAGTTTCGGCTGAGACACGGAGGTTCGATTCCTCCCACCTCCACCAATTATAAATAGAATCGATGAATGTTTTAAAATCACAGTATCATGGATCGAAGTGGAATGGGATTGAAGTGTTCCCTCTACTTGTAAAAGATTTGTGGGCTTCTGTACCCAAAGCAGACACCCATAAAGGAAAGGAATTCTTTAAGCCAGTGATGGATGACATTAAGGAGAATGGATTACATTTTCCCTTACTTGCCGTACACTCGACTTATGCTCAACTCTTGGAGCAGAAGAAAAGATACGGAAATAAAATGTTAGACCTACCATTTGAGTCTGATACAAAAGACTTAGATAAAAAATTATATGTTGTTTGGGGTGGATCTAATCGCTGGCATGTTGCAAATGATCTTGGATATGATTATGTAGACTGTGCAGTTTTCCATAATGGAGAATTTGATGCCGCTCGGCGGATGCAGAAAATGCACCGTAAACCATATACCAAAAAATTCTACTAGTATGAATAGTTTACTGTGGTTCAAATGCAACAACTTTGGTGACTCACTGTCTCCTTTAATTTTTGAACACTTTAGTGAATCTAAGGCTATCTTTACTGATGTAGAAGAAAATCATAAAAAATATGTTTCTACTGGCTCAATATTGAATCATGCTAAATCAGATGACATAGTATGGGGAAGTGGTATTGCTCGGTCAAGTGATAACATAAATAAGGGTGTTGATATACGTGCTGTCCGTGGACCACGAACCAGGAAGAGATGTGTCGAACTGAATATAGATTGTCCTGAGGTGTATGGTGATCCAGCCTTAATTCTTCCCAAGATATATAAACCAAAAGTCCAGAAGAGATATACTATCGGATTTACGCCACACATTGTGGATTATGAACAATGTAAAAATCAATACTCAACTTGTGAGAACTCAATCATTATTGATTTTAAAGAAGACCCATATAAAATCATAAGGAAAATATTATCATGTGATTATATTATATCAAGCTCATTACACGGCTTGATAGTTGCTGATGCATATAGTATTCCGAATCTTTGGGTAAAATTCTCTAACAAAGTCTTAGGTGATGATACCAAGTTTTTTGATCATCTTGAAACTGTGAAAAAAAATAAAACAACATTCATTGATTGCAGAAGTGATTCAAAGACAAACAATGAATTACTATCACATCTAAATGAGGTGGAAATGTCTAAATATACTGAAGAGGATCTGAATAATTTAATCAAAGCATGTCCATTTAAAGTATGATAAGACTTAAGATAGAAAACTTTTGGGGCGGTTTCGATCATACAAATGACTATTTGGTTAATACTATAAAAGCAACCCTTGGTGCTCAAGTAGTAACCACTGATCCAGATTTAATACTCTATAGTGTATTTGGTTGGAGAGGTAAAAATGAAAAACCAGCATGCTGGAATGTGAATGTTCCAAGGATATGCTATTCAGGCGAGGCATTGAGTGATGATAAGATAACTCAAGTTTTAAATAATGGAGACTATATGATCTACTCAAAAAGGATTGATCATCCTAGATATTTAAGATTAACCGAAACAGAAAAGTATGGTTGGTATGGCCATGATCCATATTCACTCTTAACTGCACCTGTATCACAGAAGAGTAAATTCTGTTCATTTGTGTATCACAGTCATGTTAGACCTCGGGAGAATCTATGCAATCAATTGATGAAATATAAGAAGATTGATTGTCTTGGTAGAAGTTTAAATAATGGTACATCGAATAAACTTGCCAATAGATATGATACATCTGGTTGGGGTACATCAAATATAGAAGCTCTGAAGCCATATAAGTTTAATCTTGCTATAGAGAATCAACCTCTAAGTGGTTACCTAACTGAAAAGATATGGTGGGCATTCCTATCACGAACTGTTAATCTGTACTGGGGTGACCCAACTGTTTATGATTCATTCAACAGAGGAAGTTTTCTATGTAGAGATGATTTTGCATCGGAAAGACAATTCATTAATGCAATCATAGAATTAGATCAAGATGATGAGGCATATAATAAAATGCTAAATACAAATGCCATCAAGGATGATTCTCTCATTGATAAAAATCATTTGATTGATTTTCTAAAAATAATTAAAATATGAAAGTAATTACATTTTATTCAGATCCACCAAATAGTACATACTACAGTGATCGTGCTGATAAATGGATCGATAGTGTTAAAGAACATAATTTAGATTATCATATTGAAGAATTGAAGGGTAATAACTATTGGGAAAATACAAGGCGCAAGCCACAGTATATCTTGGATTGTCTTAACAAGTTTAAAGAGTCTGTTCTATGGGTTGATGTTGATACAATATTTAAAAGTTATGAGCCGTATAAATCATCTAAATTCATTGCTCTTAGACAGGGAGAAACTGGAAGAACATTATACAGCAGTTGTCTACACTTTGAATACTGTAAAGAGTCTTTAGAGTTTATTGGAATTTGGAATGATCTGTGTGTCAAAAATAACACCAATCGCAAAAGCCCGCAGGGCGATCATCATTATCTATATAAAGCATTAGCAAAATCGAACATCAAGATTGATTGGTTTCCAAAAGATTTTTGGGATATTAGAACACAATCCCTTTCACCCTTTGGCGGTTCCAAACATTAATAAAATTTATCAATATGTCTAGAAATTTAAAACAAGAATTTAGCGAGATTTACAGAACTAATCGCTGGCGGAGCAATGAGAGTAGAAGCGGCAAAGGAAGCGAGCTTACCCAAACTAAAACTATTGTAAATGAAATTCCAGCTTTAATAAAGACATGGGAAATCAAGTCTATGTTGGATATTCCATGCGGAGACTTCAATTACATGAAAGAGATTGATTTAGCATGCGATTATATTGGTGCAGATATCGTAGAACCTTTGATAGAACAAAATCGCATTACGTATAAAGACATAGACTTTAGATGTCTCAATGTTGTATCAGACGCTCTTCCGACGGTTGATCTAGTGTTGGTCCGTGATTGCTTTGTGCATTTATCAAACCACGATGTCTCTCTAGCTATTACAAATATCAAAAGATCTGGTGCAAAGTATCTACTCGTTACATCTTTTCCCAATACTGATGTTAACTTAGATTTAAATAACCCCGGGTGGAGAAAATTAAATATGTCAACTGAGCCATTCAACCTGCACGCTTCAGCAACTATTAACGAGGGTTTCTTTAAAGACCACAATAGCGACAAATCTCTTATCTTAGTTACTCTTTAAAATATATGATCGTTATATCAGGCTACACATTTAATACAGACTATGAACAAGAGGTGAAAGACCTTGAGTCTGATCTAAAGAAATATAAGAAAGGATTTTAAATGCTTCTGCAAGAATATTACGCTAGACAAGCTTGTGACGAAATGAATCTAAGCAACTCTAAAATAGAGATAGATCATCTTAATGGTAAAACTATTATTAATGGAAAATCTTATGGTATAGTTTTTCCTCGTTCACTCATTATTTATTGTAAGAGCCTTTGGGAGAAAAGAGTAGATGAATTCTATTTTAAGGGTGTTATCACCAAAAATAGAAAATGGATTAAGCAATATGACAATGTTTACGAGTCAAATCGAGGCAGAAACAAGGATTTGAAGTATTCACTTGATAAAGAATATTACGAGTCTCTAGGTCGAACTAAGTTTGCACTCACACCAACGGGTGACTGCCCGTGGTCATACAGAATGTTTGAAGCAATAATGTGCGGGGCAATTCCAGTGTTGGGTGATGATGATATTGATGTTTTTGCAGGTGGTTATAAAGTATATCGACGCTCTGATGTTAAAGAATATCGATTGGATTATGCTAAATACAACTACAAACAAGTGTATAACAATGTTTTACTATAGATGATAGTTATATCAGGCTACACACTTAATACAGACTATGAACAAGAGGTGAAAGACCTTGAGTCTGATCTAAAGAGGTTCAATCTTCCATATAAGTTATATGGCTATGAGTCTCGTGGAGACTGGACAAAGAACACAATGGTGAAAGCCGAGTTAATTCAAAGGGCACTGAAAGAGTATCCTAATGAAGATGTGATATGGCTGGATGCAGATGCTGTAATTGTAAAAGAACCTACACTCTTTCATGAGTTAAAGGATAAGACATTCGATATCTGCTGCCACTATCTCAAGACAAGATACAACCCTAATGAATTACTAAGTGGTACTATTATCTTTCGAAACAATGATATCGTGAATAGTTTAGTGGATGATTGGGTGAACGATTCCGAGGGAGTGAACTGGGATCAAAAGATACTACAGAAATATGTAGATGGTAAGTATGAAGGTAAACTTAAGAAGCTTGCTTTACCCATTGAATATATTAAGATAAAGCCAAGGAATGTCTCAAGTGCAAGAAGCCTTGAGTGTGTGATAGGACATAAACAGATGAGCCGTGAACAAAGACATAAAATTAAGTGATCTGGTTAAGAGTAAAAATGTGCTTCTAGTTGGTAATAGTGAATCTTTACTCGAAAAAGATAATTCTAAACTAATTGATTCATATGAGTTTGTCATTCGTTTCAATCTATCTATAGGTCATCTACACAAATATTCCATAGGTAATAAGTGTGATGCTTGGATATACGCAATGTGTAAGTCCAGAGTCTGTGAATCAATATATGAGCGTGCAAAGAATAAACCCAAAGTGTGTGTTAGATATGGTGCACCCCTTCCTCTTGGAGAGACTAATATCATCTTAGATGTGGTTAAAGATGATGTGAGAAAAGAGGTTGGTGTAAGTTCAGATCTACATCCAAGCACAGGAATAGTCACACTCTACTATCTTTTAAATAAAGCACGATGTGAATCTATATCAATGATTGGGTTCGATTCCTTTAAAAAGAGTAACTTCTACTCTTCTTCTCATCGAGCACATCTATGTCATAATTTAGATGCAGAATCTGAATACATAAAGAGACTATCCAAAGATGGAAAAATAATATTGACATAACTATAATTACTCTATAGTATTACCATATAATGAAATATATATTAGAAACACTCATATATCTGCTGATTATCATATCGATGCCGATCCTTTTTGTTTGCGCATCTTTATTCGCCATATTCAATGTCGGTAAATTTGTTATAGTTGACTATCCTAGAATCGCTTTCAATAAACTTTATTGCGGGGGTTAATGGAACATCTAATCGATATAATTGAGTTCTCTGTTAAAAAATATATCCTTTGCACAGAGAAGAAAGAAAAGTCTGCTATCAAATATGGGGCTAAGATACTGATGAGACAGTTTAATCATCGGAAACATCTTTGGTCAGAAGCTGCAGCGGCCTTTCGAGATGCTAATAACATTCCAGAAGATATTACTTGGGTGAATCAGCCAAGATATGATCCGGGTAGGAAGAACCTACTACTTGAACATAAGAATCCATTAGAGGAGATTTGGAAGAAGATGCTCATTGAACCCTCGAAAACCGAAGAGATTCTATCAGAATATAATGTGGTCGTTTGGGTATCCCGTGCCGAGGATGATCGACTAAATGAGTTGGGATATAGATCAGCGCGCCCAGATTCAGATAAAGCGTATGCTGAGGCTGGAATAAAGATTCTAAACGGTTGATTATCAACAGGTTATGACTTTTCTAGTCCACTCTTAAGGTCTTTTGTAAGTCATTGATGGTCAGATACATATATGTATGTACAGATCGTCTAAAATAGATTATAATAGTATTATAAGATTGAGAAAGACTCATAAAGAAAATATACTATGGAAAATACAGAAAAAACACAAACCACTTCAGTAACTATCGGCGACGTATGCAACGCGATTGAAGTCATCGTCAATGCATCAAAGGTCATGGGCGCTAAGAGCCTAGGTCGTATCGTAACTGACGAGCTTTATGGCTCTCACGATGCAGCTTACATCGCGATGCTTGAAATCGCTGGTGAACGTGCCAAAACCCTTCAGCAAGATGCTTGGCAAAAAGAAAATGCCCACCGCATCGTCTCTTGCGGACCAGAGATAATCCGCAAGGGCTTATAAATCTCACTCTCACGGGGGAGCAGCATCCTACACTGCACATTTTATGGAAGCAAAAACAAAAACAAAAATAATCGACATATATTCAGGTGGCATTTTGGATGGTAACATTAAAGAATGGTGTATTAATACATATATTATGTTGAATAGTTATAATATGGAATATAATGATGATATGTTCCCGACTGAAATTCGCCATTCTTATGGGTTTGAAAATAAAAATATCGATGTATATGAATTAGCAAGAAAGCAGGATGAAGAAGACTACATTAAATGTTTTTATACATATAAAGGGAATGTTTCATCAAATGATTTTGATGAAAAAATACAATCCATCATGGCCAAAAAGATGGAACAGTGATATAATTAGGTATGAAAATATATACTACAAACATCAAGAAAGATTTTACTTGTGCGCGCAAAAATATTCATAACGGATATCAACTCCTGTTTAGTTTTTCAAACAACTATACCGCGAGTGTAGTTGAGCACGATTATAGTAAGGGGTTAGAAATCGCAGTATTAGATTCTAATGGGACTATCACATATGATACTCCTATTACAGATGACATCTTAGGGTATCTAACCGACGATCAAGCAAACGACATTTTAGGAAAAATATCAAGACTATGAATGCTAACATTAGAGCAATTTTGGGATTAGATGAACCACCGACGCGTGAGGTGACTCGCAATCGTAAAGGTGTAATGTCGTATTCCTCTAAAGATGCGGGGTGCATACAACTCTTCACCAACGATAGTTGGGAACGAAACAAGAAGTACTATGTGCCGAATGGTCCACGTAGTTGTGTTAAGAACTTTATGAGAGGATAACTATGAACGACATTATTGACAATCTACAAGAGAAGTGCTTTGCGATGCTTGGCACTATTAACGTCCTTAAGAATGCTGAGGCTCAAACAGATGAACTCACTACTAGATTTAATACAGACCTAACAGAGCTTATGAAGGCTGGTTCGCCATTCTTTGCTCAACCTCCAGAAAAATAATATGAGAATAATAGCATCATCAATACTCTTTTGGATAGGCGATTTAATCGCGAAGATATTTTTGCGATATGACTGTACAGCATGGATCATGTATAAGCCATACCATAAAATAATGATTCTATCTAGTGAAATTGATAATAGACAGAAAGTTTGGAAAAAGAATAAATAATTATGATGAGATATAACGATGTAGAATTTAGACCAGCGACAGAGAATCGGCATGCCGAGATTGTTGCTTGGACTTACAATGAAGAATTAGATAAGGAATCTTGTATCACTCTCTGTTGGATCATGGGAGATCACGAAGGTTACTATATGAAAACTGTCGGGAATCGATATGTTGAGTATGAAGATATGGAAGCATTGAATCACGTTGCTAAATATGCAATGAGGTCTTTGAATATACAACTTGAATTTGAGGAAAAACTATGAGTGAAGTAATATATATAATAACCGCAGTAGTTTCAGTTGCTGCATTCTGTAGATTTGTGTGGTGGGTAGTTAATGTTAACCCAGAGAAGAAATAATATGAAAGAAGCACTAAAACTAATACTCGAAGCGATGGTATATCGTGTACAAAGAGAGAAAGCATCTGAGGTAAAATCGATTGATGCCTTTGTAATTCCTCTTTGGGCCAAAGATATGGCTAAGGAAAAAATGATTAAAGCAATCGAAGAACTATAATGAAGAATCCATTCAGATCACCACAGAAGTGGATTTATAAGTATATCCCAAAGCGGGAGTATGCTGATAAGACGTATCTTATTCCAGAATTTCTCTTTGGTTGCGTGATTGAGATTGTTGAGAGTGAAAAATGCTTTGAACACATTGACTACTCAACTTGCCCTAAACACAAAAGGTTCGAACGTGACTTGAAACTGTGTTATAACTTCGTGAAATGTATTCGACCTGAGCTGCAAAAGGCAATAGACAGCGAACTCGATGCCGCGGAGAAGCAAGCACCATTAGTTTTGAAGAAAGTTGAAGGAGATGATTCTTTAATGGAACTCGAAATGTCTGATAAGACATATGAAGAACTCTATGGTTCCTATAGCTTTTATAAAAAGGAACTCGACAAACAAGAACAGAAATATATGAAGTGGATCGTAAAAAACGTTGACCACTTATGGACTTAAATTAGTATGAAAAAGTCATTTAACGAACAGAGGACCAAGGACGGCTCGCTCGAATTAATCGAGAAGATTACTATTGGTGTATTTTCACTATGCATTTTTGTATGCATCTGTATTTGGTTAAGCTGTCTATAAATTAAGTTGTTTACAAAGTTACTAAAATAGTATATAATAACATTATGAAAATTACAATAGAAGTTTACGAAGAAATATTTACCTACGAAAGTGAACACGCTTCAATGGGGATGGATGAATTGACTGAGAAGTTATACGGTTTGTGCATTGCCGCGGGGTATCATCCAGATTCCGTAGGTGAGTGCTTCTATGATAAAGGTCGAGAAATGACAGAGCATCTTTATCCAGATGATAAAATGGAAGAAGAAGATGTAGTGTCTTCGGGTGTCTCTGATCCAATTCAAGGTAGTTGGGCCAGTGTGCCGGCAGCTCCTAGTTGGGCAGGATCGCCAGCTGGCAAATGTGTGCAGCCGGGCGCGCCCGGTTCGTATGACCACCGAAAACACGAATCAGTTGTAGTTAAAAGCCGATACAATGAGGAACGAAAATTCACTACCATAGCTAAGAATTGTGTTGAGTATTCCTTTGAAGATAATGGCCATGTTGGATGTTCTCGAAATGATGATGGTAGTCTACATTCAGTTGATCCAAGTGGCGGCCCATATATTGCTGTCGGTACAAATCTCGGTGATGTGCATAAGGACTTAGACGGATTAATTGTCACAAAGATCAAGCGAAGCAATTACAAATCAGGTTCTTACTACCTCACAGTAAAAGACTATGAGTATAAAGCTCCAGCGTGGGTTAACTGGCCAGTTTAATAGGAACACTTATATAATATATCTATGAAATACAATACACCAGACAATTGGGTAGTAGTAAAGGTCGGAGAAGGAATCTATAAAGTCCTTGCGGGCTGGAGCGGTGGATATCTCGATGGTGATAGTTGGAAACTTAATAGCGGTATCTCTGAAGTAAAAGACGATGGCGATCATTGGCTATTCATTGGCGAAAGCAGCAGTGTTTATCGGTGCCATAAAGAAGGTTATACCGTAAAAATGAATATCGGAGCGCAAGTGAAACAGTTGAAAGAACTTGGCTGTGAATTAATGTCTGAAGAGACAGATTGGATGAAATTGGTATGAACGAATACGAAGAAAAACAAAATGCATGGCAAGAAGCGACTGACAATTGGGTTAAGTTGACTCTTGAGAAGTATGATGGATATGATACTAACGATCTAACTCAAGTCTTTATGCGAGGTCCGTTTGCTGGATGGAGTGAGCGTATGGTTCTGGAGTTAGCGATGGGTATGGATGATGCAAATAAGAAAGTACCGAGACACAAATAATTATGAAATATATATCAGAGAATATTAAACCCTTAGCACTTATCGCGATATGCGGTTGCGTTGGATACTTTTTAGGTAGTCCTATGACTGGAATGGTAGTTGGAATTACTATCGTAGCATCTGTCACACTATTACTATAAAATTATGGCACGCTCTTGGATAGTAAAAAAGGTCGAATGGTGGAAACATCTGAAGTGGCGCAAACGT